TCAATAACTGAAATTTCTATGCTTGTCAACTCGATACTTAAACACTTCCAGCTCCGAGAATAAAGATGGTTCAAAGTCGCATTTTTCCATTTTACATTCAAGCATTACTCTTTTGAGCGTTTTGTTTTCTTTTATAGGTTCAAGCGATCTTACGGTATGCTTTCTGTTTGTGCTGCTAAGCAGGAGCAATTCTTCCAGTGCAGGCGCAGCTGCAATTGCAGAAATATCATATATCAGTCGTTTACTTTCAGAGATAAGTATACCTTTTAGGGACAGATTATTCGTCATGTCCCAAAGTCTATCTGCTTGACGCATATTATAGAAAAGAAGATATTCTACGTTTTTCAAACAGGCTAAAGCTGAAAGGTCTTTTACATTTGGATTTTGAAAGAAGTATATTGACCTATACCTGTGAGCAAATACCTGCACGAACATATCGAAATCATCTTGTGTCATTCCGCTGACCTGTATGTGCTGTACTTTGGGGTCATATGTAATATCTTTATTTGAGCTTCCGAAAAAAATACATTCTTCATTTGTGTATGCGCGTGCGGAATATACGTGCGTGACGAATTCGCTCATTTTTATTCTCCTTAGCTAATTAAATTACTGACAGAGGAATAAATTTTTTCGTATTACCACATTTCGGTAATATAAAAACCCCCTTGCATCAGCAAGGGGGAATTGGCGGAGAGGAAGGGATTCGAAACCGTCAGTAAACACTAAAAAAGCCTATTGTTAAGCCACAAAAAATTATTCGTGTTGCATTTCGTGTTGCATGATGGTAATATTCATCGAATTTCTCAGCTTCTGCGCGTATTCCTCCATAGCACTCGGAAAGGTGTGCTGATAGACCTTTTCGATCATGTCAAGCGAGCTGTGTCCCATCAGTTCAGCGACGTATTTCTGTGGTATTCCCATCAGCAGGCATTTGCTTGCGTAATGGTGGCGCAGCGCGTGGAAGTTGAAATCAGCGGCAAGCCCTTTATTCGTCTTGAACTCGCTCCAGGCATTGCTTATCACGGGGCCGCTCTGTTGAACTATACGGCCATCCTCGGACGCGTTTGCAAGCAGTATATCGTGCAGCTTTTCGGTTATCGGGATATCTCTGTAGCCTGAGGTGCTTTTAGGGCCTTTCAGCACCTGTCCGTCAAGGCTCGGCACCCGCGCCTGATCTATCCTGATGTGGTCTTTGAATATGTGTTTGGTTTCGAGCGCGCTTATCTCCGAGGCTCTGAGGCCGCATTGACTTGCAAGCAGGAACGGTATCTCGAGGACTCTGCCTCTTAAGAGGGAATGTATCTTGAGTATCTCCTTTTCATCGGGGACATAGATCGTGCGGACTTTCTTCTGCGGCAGGGTAGTGTTCAGCACCATTTCGGGACGGTGTAATTTCAACACCGCGGAGATAAGACCGTGCGCATTTCGGCAGGTCTTGGGCGAGTGTTCCTTTGCAAATCTGTTGAACTCCTGCTGGATCAGCTCGGGGGAGATATCGCGTATCTTCACCGACATAAGCTCGGGCAGGTAGTTGTTCTTGATGACCGTGTAGCCTCTGACCGTCGAGGGGGAGAGGACGTTCTCCTTGCTTTTGATGTAGCTTTCTACCGCCGATCTAAGCGGCAATTCGGAGCGGTTGATGTCTATGTGGAGCTGATTGTACTGCGCGGCAAGGTACTCGGCTTCCTTTTTGGTGTCGGCGGTGAAGCTCTTGTACTGTCGCTTGCCATCCGCGTTCTTGCCGATATACAGGTTGACTCTCCAGCTTCCGCTGGGGAGCTTTTTTGCGCTTGCCATGAGATCAGCTCCTTTCTATTCTATGCACTTATATCCGTCATTATATGAACCGAGCGTTTCAATAATCTTTTTTCTTTCATATGGTATTATGAACACTCTATATGTAACATCAGAAAAATATAACAATTTTGCACCAAGTTCTGAGCCAAATAGTAGCATGATTATTGGCGATATCATTATACAACCAAATATTATAAATGACAGGAACACTAATATAAAAAGCAAAATATTTTGTTCCACTAATTCGTGAAAGGCTGCGCCGAACATTTCAAATGATCCATTTACAGTTTCAAAGTAATTGCCAGATGGATTATCGAAACTGATGGAAAGTATTGCAAAACCTAGAGAAATAATAAATGAAATGATAGCTGAAGTTTTGATGCCCATATGGTTTTTATGTATATTGTCTAAATCTTCGAATCTGTTGATAAGATACGATATGTTGGTCGTTTTTTCATTAGCTGAAATTTTCTTTTTGTTAATATTACATCTTACTTTGTTGTAATATTCATTAACATATTTGTATGTGCACTCTATTGCTTCATGTTCACTTTTTTTCAAAGTTCTGCTATGGTATGTAAGACATTTTTTTGATATGCATTTTTTCCACATAATATTTTTATACTTTTCTTCGAACGATTTGCTCTTTTTCATGTGTTCTCCTTTCTGCTAGTTTCCCCTGTCCGTTTGGGCAGGGGAAGTTTGTTTTAAAAATCAATGATATTGTTATGATTTGAACACGAAAGCTCAATATTCAGGCCGCTGTTGCTCTTAATAATTACATATCCATATAAGCATACAGGAATCTGTCTGTTGTTTGAAAACCGTCGGTCTGGTGACCCGTTTTTATTAACATATTGCCATGTGTACCTTACTACTTCAGCGTCAATAGGAACTATACCGCTTTCTACAAATTGTCCCTTATTGGTTGATATGTGTACAGTATCGTATGATATTGCGCCTATTGAAGAGCCTTTCATTATTAAGATTTTATCGGGGAACAAAAAAAGTTGCTCTTTTTTAAGTTTCAGTACGATCGTTCTCTGATTAGATTTGATGTAAATCGGTAATTTGTTAGAATGTTTGAAGCACTCTCGGTGTATCGAACTTGTCGCTCCTGCATGAGTTTTTTGATTATATACATTCGCCTGTGAGGTTACTTGCCATGTCATTCTACTACCCAAAAAAGTGTCCCATGCATTAATTCGCTTTTCATGTTGATAATTAGCTTCTTCATCTAATTTATAATCGAGGTGAACAGCCATATTGTGACTTGCTAGGTATTTGCAAATTCCTGCAATGATAGAACAAGTGCCACCTATGATCGCGTTATGTATACCTATTACACAAGCAAGCAGAAAAACTATGCCAATTACAGCGAAAACATTGCCCATTGTGTTGATAGCGCGTGCATTCTTTAATGCTTTTATTAAATCTTGCATTTCTGCAGGCTGAAAATTCTCTATTGATGCACTTTCTATCAGCATCTCAGGCCCGATGCCGTTGTCAGGAAGAGCTTGTTGACTGTTGCTTGATCTATTGTTGTGCGAAGTGTTGTGATTAGGTGTATAGGATTGGGAGTAAGACAGACCAGTGCCTGGTATGCCTACCGTTGTTGTAACTCTACCGTTTGCGCTGTGTGTTACTCTTGCTCCGGGTACACCAAAACTATATCCAATACCTGATTTGCTGACATTGATTCTGAAGAATTTTCCCACTCTAATGCTTTTCCTATAACGAAAACCCATTATGTTCCTCCTTAATATATGCGCACAAATAGATCAACTGTTTTATACCATATCCAATATCTTCGACGCATCGCCGAAGAACTGCATATTACCGTCTGGTGTGAAGTAGTCGCACTTTATGCGCTTGTGGTTGGAAATGCGCATTGTGCCGATAGCATTTCCGTTGTCGCAGAGCGCGATAGAATATACACCATTGCACTCGGTAACATTGCACTCGATATCAGGCTTTTTATTATGCAGCATATCGACCACAGTGTCAGCAAGCGTGCTGGGAGAAACAGCAGGCGCAGTCTGTACACTGATCGTCGCGCCCATTACCTTGCGGAGCGCGTCAACAGTAGCGGCGCGGTGCTTTTCTATCATCTGAGTAGTAATTCTTGCACCTGTCTTTATCTCGGGACGGGACAGGAAATACTTCACAAGCTCATCACTGGGATTGATAAGATCCTGCTTTATGGTCTGCTCGACTACCTTAACATATTTCAGAAAGCCTGCTTTTGACAGGATATCCTTGATGTTGAACAACGCCTTCTGGAACTGCTCCAGAGAGGCGAGGTAAAGCTCCTCGTCATCCTCGAGAACGTTGAATGAAAGGAATGGGTCATCGTCCATGACGTTCGGGGTATTGATGTCGCTGAAAAAGTTGTATGTAATGCCGTTCGTGAGTATCGCGATACGGCTGTGGCTTGTCTGGAAGTAGCGGAAAAGCTGTCCCTGCTGTTGTTTTTGCAGCTTCATTCCTGCTCTTTTCGCCTCAATGAGCATGATAGGTTCGCCGTCCTGCATTATAGCATAGTCTATCTTCTCGCCCTTTTTGCCGACAGTATCACACACGAATTCGGGGAGAACCTCGTTCGGATTGAACACATCATATCCCAGCAGCACGAAAAACGGCATTATCAGTGATGTCTTAGTTGCTTCTTCGGTCATTTCCGGGAATTTGTCGGCATACTGCGCTATCCTCTGCTTATATGCGTGGAAATCATCAGCGAACATAGTGTTTTCTCCTTATTACAAAGTTTTGACTATCTTTAGCACCTTTCCGACGACACGGAGCCTGAGAACTTCTTCGTCATCAAATCGGCGCGTTTTGTACTCGGGGTTAAAGCTGTACAGCTCTATCCATGTATCTCCGTATACGACCTTTTTGACAAGACCCTCGTCGCCGTCAAGAAGCAGAACAGCCACATCGCCGCTGTCTACGCTATCCTGCTTGCGCACGACTATCACGTCGCCGTCCTCTATTTTCGGGTACATACTGTCACCGCTCACCTTGATTGCGATGGTGTCGGGGACATCGTATGGATTGTCTATCACCATAGGCAGTATATCTATCACGCGATCAGACGCGTATGCTCCGAAGCCTGCCGATACGCTTTCGTAAACGGGTATCTGATAAATCTTGTCGTGGGGGATCACCTCGGAGACGTTGGATTTGATGCTATAGGAATCATTGAGAAGATAATCGGTTGATACATTAAAGTATTCTGCTATCTTATCAATGTATTTCATATATGATCTGCTTTTGCCGTTCTTCCATGCACTGAAAGTGCTTTTTTCTAAACCCAGATAATTTGTCAGATCCTGTTGAGCTTTATTTGCACTATTCAGCAACTCTATGATTTTGTTGATTATATCCATATTAACACCGCCTGTTTTGTAGAATATGTCGAAGTTGGAAAAATATCAACTTTTCTATTGACAGTTGGAAGAATATGAACTATAATATAAACATGGTTGATAAAATTCCAACTCAAATATAAACCCCTTCGCAATATAAAGGTTTATATTTTGTAAACTTCTTAATTACATAGTAGCAATTTTATCAACCTTTGTCAAGTGCTGAAATTAATATTTGTAGGAGGTGACAAAAATTGTTTGACGGATTTAGAGTAAATGTTAAGGAGGAATTAAAAAAGCGACAGTGGAACTACGCAAAGCTGGGTGAGCGAGCACAGATATCAGAGAACACTGTAAAGTGTTTTATGTGTGGTGCAACTGATAGTAGACGTGTCGCGGAAAAAATTGCGGACGCTCTTGATTGCAAGTTGAACTATTGCAAGGGGGCTTACGATCTTGAGATTAGTGATTGTACACGCTGAAATAACTTGATTTGTAAGAATTGTAGATAATCAAGATTATTATGGCACTGTATCGCACACTAGTCAACCCAAATCTGACAAAAGGTATCAAAAATCGCATGAAAGGTAAAAACGAATTTACATGAAAGGAGTTAACCCATGCCAAAACGTAAACCATCAGCCATAACAGCAGCTGCCGAGATCGTTCATCGCAACATCGAGAGCCGCGCCTGCACGCTTTTCGGCGTGAACACTGTCAAAGACATTTCAGCACGCATAGGTATTCCGCGTGAAACCTTCCGACAGAAGAAGCTGAACCCGCGCGCATGGACACTGGAACAACTGTGTATGGCAGCACAGTCGCTGAAAGTTCCGCTGTCCTGGCTCATGACCGACCACAGCGGCGAGATCAAAGAGGTGACCAGCGATGACTAAACCCGAAAACATCCGACTTCTCCTTGCCGCGGGCAGGAAAGCAGTTCGGGGCGTATCACGCGGAACGGTGCTGATCTTCCGTTGTCCCGTATGCGGAGCAGACCGAGCCGCGGCGGTGAAGTCCAAAACAGGCAGCACACTTGCTGTCAGATGTACATCGTGCAAGCTGACGGCGTATGACAGGAATTATAAGGAGGACGAGCAATGAAAAAGCGTGAGTTAATATGCGGAGTGCTGTTTTTCATCGTCATGCTGGATGTTTTCGGCTTGACAGGTGAAGCGGATATCGGCGACATCAGCTTCAGGCAGTACATAGTTTCAGCAGTGATTGACCTTTTTATAATGGGCTTCCTGCTGCTCGTAGGAGACGGGGTGTTATTCCCCGAAAAGAAAGAAGCCGCCCCTGACGGCAATCATCAGGAAAGCGGCTCAAACACATAAGAAAATGTTTTACAAGGCTATTATAGCCTAAAGAAAGGAATTTGTCAAGTATGGCAAAAACAGTATACGACATTATGGAGGAAAATAATTCTCAGTGGAATAGAGAGAATTTCAGAAAAAATCAAGCTCTTCCGTATGAACAAAAAAAGGTGCTTGCTCAACGTAGAGCAGAGGAATTTTACCGAGAGATAGTATACGAGCGTGATGCGAATGTACATGTGTCAGTAGGTGGTCTCGACAGCATTACGCTATACATATTTCTGCGCGAAGTATGCAAGCTCGATGTCCCTGGTATATCGGTCAGCATTCTCGAAGATAAGACCGTTCAGGCAGTGCATAAACAGCTTGGTATTGAGTGTCTGAAACCTTATAAGAGTAAGGTTGAAGTCGTCAAGGAGTTCGGTTACCCTATCCTTAGCAAGGAGATAGCAGCGAAAATCGAAACTCTGCAGAACCCTACGGAGAATAACAAGACAGTACGGCACGCCATCATCACGGGCGAAACAGGCGAATACGGCGGTTTCCAGAAGAACAGTCGCATGAAAATGTCTCAAAAATGGCTCAATTTATTTGGCGGATACGAGAATGCGACAGAGGGTGTGAATTATCAGATACCCGATTTCAAGGTCAGTTCGAAATGCTGTTACTACCTTAAAGAAAAGCCTGCTGATGATTGGGCGAAAGCGCATAACAGTTTCCCTTATCTTGGACTTATGGCTTCTGAGGGCGGTCGTAGGCAGAAATCACTTATGGCGAACGGCTGTAATTATTATGGTAAGACTACTATAAGGAGCTGTCCGTTTGCGATATTCTCGCGGCAGGACTTGTTACGGCTAGCATTGGAGTTGAATGTACCTGTTCCCGAAATATACGGTACGATAAAATGCGATGAAAACGGTCTGCTCTATACCACCAAAGCACAAAGGACAGGCTGTTCAATGTGCGGTTTCGGAATTCAGCTTGAGAAGCGACCTCACCGTTTTGACCGATTGCGTGAGACCAATCCCAAAGAGTGGCATTTTTGGATGTATGATATGGGGTGGGGACACGTTTTAGATTATATCGGTGTGCAGTGGGAAGATAGGTACCAGGAATATGTGCAGGAGGTGCTTGAATGAGAGAACTCATAGTAGACAACTTCGCAGGAGGCGGCGGAGCTTCTACAGGCATAGAAATGGCTGTCGGCAGGAGCGTTGACATCGCCATCAACCACGGCCCTGACGCAATAAAGATGCACAGGGCGAACCACCCGAACACGCGCCACTACTGCGAGGATGTATGGCAGGTAGACCCTGTGGAAGCGTGCGGCGGTCAGCCTGTCGGACTGGCTTGGTTTTCGCCCGACTGCACGCATTTCAGCCGGGCAAAGGGCGGCAAGCCTGTGGATAAGAACATCCGCGGTCTTGCATGGGTGGCTATCCGATGGGCGGCGCTCGTCCGTCCGCGTGTGATAATGCTTGAGAACGTTCCCGAGATACGCACATGGGGTCCTCTCGGCGAGGACGGCAAGCCGATAAAGGCGCGCTCAGGCGAAACGTTTGAGGGCTTCATGCTGGCGCTGACAACAGGCATTCCCAAAGAGCATCCTGCGTTCGCGGAGATGTGCGAGGCGCTCAGAATTGCTCCTGAAAGCGAACTTGCAGGCAGGATATCCGCAGGCTTAGGCTATGACGCGGAGTACCGAATACTGCGTTCCTGTGACTACGGCGCACCCACAACGCGCACGCGCTTTTATCTGGTCGCGAGGTGCGACGGTAAGCCTGTTGTGTTCCCCGAGCCTACGCACGGCGAGGGACTTATTCCTTACCGCACAGCGGCGGAGTGCATCGACTGGAGTATTCCTGCAAAGAGCATATTCGAGCGTGACAAGCCGCTTGCGGAGAACACCTTGCGGCGCATTGCGAGGGGCATAAAGAAATTCGTGATTGATAATCCCGAGCCGTTTATCGTTGGCGAAACTGTTCCGTCATTGATACAATACCACAGCGAGACCGCCGCCGATGATGTCAGAGGACAGGAATTGTCCGAGCCTCTCATGACGGTGGACACAAATCCGCGGTATGCGCTGTCGGTGGCTCACATCATGAAGAACTACGCAGGCGGCTACACAGGCGCAGGAAGCGCGGCGGACAAGCCTCTGGACACAGTAACTGACGTAGACCATAACAGCCTTGTAACGGCGCATATTTTGACCTTACGCAACAATATGGACGGTCAGTCGGTGGACGAGCCGCTTACTACGATATCAACGAGCGGCGCACATCATGCAGAGGTGCAGGCTTTCCTGCTGAAATATTTCAGTACAGGCACAGCAAAGCCTGTCGGTGAACCGCTTGACACTGTCACCACAAAGGACAGATTCGCACTTGTGACGATACACGGCGAGGAGTACATCATCACCGATATCAGGATGCGAATGCTCCAGCCGCGCGAGCTGTTCAATGCACAGGGCTTCCCCGAGAATTACATAATCGACCGCGACGACGAGGGCGCGGAATACCCTAAAACAAAGCAGGTCGCAAGGTGCGGCAACGCGGTCACACCGCCTGTTCCTGCCGCGCTTGTGAGGGCGAATCTGCCGGAGATGTGCAACAATATGACAAAGGAGAATCACAATGGTTAAGATCAACAATCTTGAAATCGAAAACGTAAAGCGCGTGAAGGCTGTAACGCTCGCGCCTGCCGAGAACGGGCTGACCGTCATCGGCGGAAAGAACGGTCAGGGCAAGACCTCCGTACTGGATGCAATCGCATGGGCGCTGGGCGGCGACCGTTTCAAACCCTCGCAGCCTAACAGGGAGGGGTCGGTCATTCCTCCGCATCTCAGGGTAGAGCTTTCCAACGGTCTTGTCGTGGAGCGCTCGGGCAACAGCTCCAACCTTAAGGTCATCGACCCTAACGGCAACAAGGGCGGTCAGCAGCTACTGAATGAGTTCGTTGAGGCTTTGGCGCTCAATCTCCCGAAGTTCATGCAGATGTCCAACAAGGAAAAGGCTGATACACTGCTGCGTATCATCGGCGTCGGAGATAAGCTGTACGCCCTCGAAACGGACGAGCAGAGGCTGTATAACCGCCGCACCGAGATAGGCAGAGTGCGCGATCAGAAAGCGAAATATGCAAAGGAGCTGCCTGTATACTCGGGACTGCCTGCGGAGCTTATCTCGGCGGTGGAGCTTATCAGACAGCAGCAGGATATCCTCGCTCGCAACGGCGAAAATCAGCGCAAGCGCGAAAACCTCGCACAGCTTCAGCAGGAATACGACCGCACCGCTGCGCAGATAGAGGAGCTTGGCATGAAGCTTGAGCGCATCTCTGCCGACCTTGAAACGGCGATGAAGTCCGCGCAGGATCTCCATGACGAAAGTACCGTCGAGATAGAGCAGAGCCTTGCGGATATCGAAAGCACCAACACTAAGATACGCGCAAATCTCGACAGACAGCGCGCCGAGATAGAGGCGGAGGATTTCGGTCGTCAGTATGACGAGCTTACCGAGCAATTGCAGGATGTGCGCAGGCAGAAGAGCGAACTGTTAAACGGCGCAGACCTGCCGCTTGAGGGATTGTCCGTCGAGAATGGCGAGCTGCTCTACAACGGCTGCCGTTGGGACTGCATGAGCGGCTCGGAGCAGCTCAGGGTCGCTACCGCTATCGTGCGCAGGCTCAATCCGAAATGCGGCTTTGTGCTGCTGGACAAGCTTGAGCAGATGGACACCGATACTCTCGCGGAATTTGGCGCATGGCTGGAGCAGGAAGGCTTGCAGGTCATCGCTACAAGAGTAAGCACAGGCGGTGAGTGCAGCATAATAATCGAGGACGGAAAGAATGCCGTTCCCGAAACGATATCGACTACAAAATGGAAGGCAGGTACATTCTGATGAACATTACAAGAGGAAAGCTCCATCACGCGAAAAAGGTAGTCATCTACGGCCCCGAGGGCATAGGCAAGTCAAGCCTTGCGGCGAGATTTCCCGACGCTGTTTTCATCGACACTGAGGGCAGCACGAGCGATATGGATGTTGCGCGTATGGATAAACCGCTGTCGTGGGCGATGTTAAAGGCACAGGTGGAGTATGTCAGGCAGAACAGACCCTGCCGCACTCTTATCATTGACACTGTGGACTGGGCGGAAACTCTGTGCATTACCGCTGTATGCGAGCAGCACGGCAAGAACGGCATCGAGGATTTCGGCTACGGTAACGGCTATGTTTACGAAAAGGAGGAGTTCGGGCGTTTTCTCAATCTTCTCAGCGAGGTCGTGGAAAGTGGCGTGAATGTGGTGCTTACGGCTCATGCTATCCTGCGTAAATTCGAGCAGCCTGACGAGATGGGAGCATACGACCGCTGGGAGCTTAAGCTCGGCAAAAAGACCACCAATCTCATTGCGCCGCTTGTAAAGGAATGGGCGGATATGGTGCTGTTTGCAAACTACAAGACCCTTTCCGTCGCGGTAGATAAGGATAGCAAAAAGCACAAGGCACAGGGCGGCAGGAGAGTTATCTACACCGCGCATCATCCGTGCTGGGATGCAAAGAACAGGCACGGTCTGCCCGAGGAGATACCTATGGACTACGAGCAGATACGCCATATCATCGAGCCTGTACAGCCGCTTGTTTGTGCACCGACAGAAAGCTATCCTGTTCCGCTGCCCCCTGAGCCTCCGATAGAAGAATATCCCGAGCCGCTCCCCGAAACTCTGACTGAAACACCGACAGGAATACCTCCTGCTCTTGCGGAGCTTATGTCTGCGTCGGGAGTTACGGCGGAGGAGATACAGGCAGTCGTTGCGCAGCGCGGATATTTTCCTGCTGATATGCCTGTCAGCGATTATCCTGCGGATTTCGTTAATGGAGTGCTTGTGGGCGCATGGGATGCGGTACACAAGATGATAACCGATTGCAGAAAAGTGCAGTGGCCTAAATGATATACTCGGTCAAGGGAGAGATCCCGAGAATTTTTAAATTTTTATTTTGGAGGTATTTATTATGGCAGACATCATCGACAGAGAGTTAGCCTGGGACGACGAAATTGAAAAGGACAGCGATTTCGTCCTTATTCCCGAGGGTGACTACAATTTCACAGTTGCAGGCTTTGAGCGCGGCAGACACGACGGCAGTGAGAAGCTTCCGCCTTGCCCTAAGGCGATAGTAAAGCTGAGAGTGGAGCTTCCTGACGGCACTACGCAGGAGCTTAACCACAATCTGTTCCTGCACAGCAAGTGCGAGGGACTTCTGTCCGCGTTCTTTGTTGGCATAGGTCAGAAGAAGCACGGCGAAAAGCTCCGCATGAACTGGAACAACATCATCGGTGCACGCGGCAGATGCAAGATCGCTGTGCGCCACTGGAAGTCTGACAAGAGCGAGGGCGATTGCAACGAGATAAAGAAGTTCTACGAGCCTGAGGTCGCACAGGTCGCACCGCAGCAGATGTACGGCTATCCGCAGCAGCCTGCCGCACAGGTCGTACCTGTCGCACAGGTCGCACCTGCTGCACAGGTCGCTACTGCACCGCAGTATGCTACTGCGCCTGCGGCACAGCAGCCTGTTCAGGGCGTGTACACACCGGGTCAGTGGTGATGCGCCATGAAGCTTAGACCGTATCAGGAAGAAGCGAAAGCGGCGGTCTTTGAGCAGTGGGAGCAGGGTAACAGCAAGACCCTGCTCGTGCTGCCTACAGGCTGCGGAAAGACCATCGTATTCGCTAAGATATCTGAGGACTGTGTAAGGCAGGGCGAGCGCGTTCTCATACTTGCGCACAGGGGAGAGCTGCTGCAGCAGGCGGCAGACAAGATACTCAATGCCTGCGGCATAACCTGCTCCGTAGAAAAGGCGGAGGAGAGCTGCCTTGATTCGTGGTACAGGATAACGGTGGGCAGTGTGCAGACCCTTATGCGCGAGAAGAGGCTCAGCCGATTCAGTCCCGACCATTTCGATACTATTATAATAGACGAGGCGCATCACAGCATCTCCGACAGCTATCAGAAGATACTGAGCTATTTCAACGGTGCAAAGGTGCTGGGCGTTACTGCGACCCCCGACAGAGGCGATATGCAAAATCTCGGTCAGGTGTTCGACAGCCTTGCTTATGAGTACACGCTCCCTCGCGCTATCAAGGAGGGCTATCTCTCTCCGATAAAGGCTCTGACCATTCCGCTGAAGCTCGACCTTTCGGGTGTGGCTACGCAGGCAGGAGATTTCAAGGCGAGCGACATCGACACCGCCCTCGACCCGTATCTTCACGGAATAGCTGACGAGATGCTGAAATATTGCACCGACCGAAAAACGGTGGTGTTCCTGCCGCTGATCAAGACCTCGCAGAAGTTCTGCGAGATACTTAACAGCAAGGGCTTCCGCGCCGCTGAGGTCAACGGCAACAGCGAGGACAGGGCAGAGATACTCAGCGATTTCGACAGCGGAAAGTACAACGTGCTTTGCAATTCCATGCTGCTGACAGAGGGATGGGACTGCCCGTCTGTTGACTGCGTTATCGTGCTTCGCCCGACAAAGGTGCGCTCGCTGTATTGTCAGATGGTAGGCAGAGGCACAAGGCTGTGTGAGGGCAAGGATCATCTCCTGCTGCTTGATTTCCTCTGGCACACCGAGCGCCACGAGCTTTGCAGGCCTGCGCACCTTATCTGCGAGAATGAAGAGGTCGCGCAGAAGATGACCGAAAACATCGCACAGGCAGGCTGCCCCGTAGATATCGAGGAGGCAGAGGTCAGGGCATCCGAGGATGTTGTGGCGCAGCGCGAGGAGGCACTCGCAAAGCAGCTTGCCGAGATGAAAAAGCGCAAGCGCGCACTGGTAGACCCGTTGCAGTTCGAGATGTCGATACAGGCGCAGGATCTGTCGGGATATGTTCCTGCATTCGGGTGGGAGATGATGCCGCCCTCGCAGAAACAGCTTGACGCACTGGAGAGATTCGGCATCTATCCAAACGAGATAGAAAACGCAGGCAAGGCAAAGCTGTTGCTTGAACGCCTGCACAAGCGCAGAGATGCAGGTCTTGCTACCCCGAAGCAGATAAGGTTGCTCGAAAACAAGGGCTTTCAGCACGTGGGAGAATGGACATTTGACGCGGCAAACCGCCTGATAACGCGCATTGCTGCCAACGGCTGGAGAGTACCGAGCAGCATAATCCCGTCAGAATACAGAGGTGAGTAATGGAACACGAGATAGATCTAAACGAAGCGCTTACCTACATAGACCCTGCGGAGCTAGACTATCAGACATGGGTCAATGTGGGAATGGCGCTGAAGCACGAGGGCTATTCCGTCGGCGTGTGGGATGACTGGAGCAGGCGCGATATCAACCGATATCATGCAGGCGAATGCGCCGCGAAGTGGGAGAGCTTCAACGGCTCTGCAAAGCCTGTTACAGGCGCTACCATCGTACAGCTTGCAAAGGAAAACGGTATGACCTTCGGCTGTGGCGAGGGACGCGCCCTCGACTGGGATGATTATATAGAATATGACGGAAGCCGTCCGCAAGACGACCATGTTGTCGTTGATAAAAAGTGGGTCGAGGGCAGGGAGCTGTCAGTTCCATCTGTCTGGGACCCTGCAAGGCAGGTGATAACCTACCTTGAAACGCTGTTTGAGCAGAACGAGAACGTCGGCTATGTCATGAAGTCGTGGGAGCGTGACGGAAAGCGTCTTCCTGCCAACAAGGGCAACTATGACCGCACCGCAGGACAGCTTATCGAGGAGCTGAGCAAATGCAACGGAGATATCGGCGCTGTGCTTGGCGACAGCGACCCTGACGGCGGAGCATGGATACGCTTCAATCCGTTGGACGGCAAGGGTGTAAAGAACAGCAACGTTACCGAATACCGCTATGCTCTTGTGGAGAGTGACAGCATAGACATCGAGAGGCAGAACGCCATCATCCGAGAGCTGGAACTTCCTGTAGCGGTGCTGGTGTACAGCGGCGGCAAATCGCTCCATGCTATTGTCCGCATTGAGGCG